CACCTATAACATATCGCCCAAGAGCGAAACGCATTAGAAAAAAGCGCCATTTCAATGGCTGGACTTGGGATTCACTGGAAACACCTTCAAATATTATGAGCAGCGAAAAAATCTTTATCGGAGCCAGCGACTACGGCGATTATCTCTACTCCCAACTTCTGGTTGCGCGTGGTGAAAAGAACAAGTCAACATTCAACCGCGACTTGAAATTGCACGGCAATCGTAGCAAGTGGACGGAGTTTATTGAATCTGAGTTTGACGGCGATCACATCATTGAGTTGTCTGAGACTAATGGTTTAATCATAACCGATGATGAAAATTTCATTAGATATGATGTAAGCGCAAATTCCATCACGGCCCGTATGTATGGTGATGCAGATTTCAATAAAGAGATTGAAACTCTCTTGAAGCAAAACTTTGAAATCGTTACATCATATATTGAGTGGGTATATTCAAGTGATGGTAATTCAGTAAACGTTCCATTGAACACCGAGCGTTTACCTGTGCAAGAAATGTATCCATTCTTAGGTGAAGAAACACTTGCGGCATACTATGATCGTTTCTTAGCATCACAAGCAAACATTTTGTTGTTGATTGGACCACCAGGTACAGGTAAGACAACATTCATTCGTGGACTGCTTGCACACAGCAATTCATCCGCAATCGTGACTTATGATGCGGCCATTCTTGAAAAAGATTATCTGTTCGCTAGATTCATTGAAGATGAAACTGGTGTTATGGTGTTGGAAGACTCCGACAACTTTTTGAAAGCGCGTAGCGATGGTAACACCATGATGCACCGCTTCCTGAACGTTGGTGATGGTCTTGTGACAACAAAGGGTAAGAAGTTGATTTTCTCAACAAACTTGCCGTCCATTCGTGATGTTGATCCTGCGCTGGTTCGCCCAGGTCGTTGTTTTGACATTTTGAATTTTGCGCCGCTGAATGTTGAGCAAGCATCAAAACTTGCAGACAAACTTGGCACAACATACGACAAGAAAGCAAGCGGCACTTACAGTATCGCAGAAATCTTCAACAAGCAACTTGAGAACAATACCAATCGTAAGGTTGGTAGCAAAATGGGTTTTATTTAAGGAGTATATTATGGCTGTACAACAATTTTCAATCAATCAAATTTCCAGTGAAGCTGATCGCAAGAAATTGCTAGATGCAATTCAGGAATGTTCCAACTCCATGATTCGCATCGGCGGAGAAAAAGACTTCATCAAAGAAGCTGTTTCTAAAGTGTGTGAAGACTTGAAGTTGCCTAAGCGCATCATCAATCGCATGATCAAAGTTTATCACAAACAGAACTATGATGAAGAAGTCGCAACACATGAGCAGTTTGAACAACTGTATGAAACCATCGTCAAGTAATGCCAACAAAAGACGAAATGCACAAGTTCCAACAAGAGATTGAAGCTCTTGTTGAAGTAACTAGCTATAACTACATGGAAGCAATCATTGAGTATTGCAACATAACAGGTATGGAAATTGAACTAGCGTCAACTCTAGTCAATAAGGAGCTAAAAGCAAAACTAGCCCTCGTTGCTGAAGAGTTGAATATGATACCTAAATCTTCACGACTACCCATATGATGACCGGATACGAAGCATTCTCACTTTTTCATACATTGAAATTGCACTTTACCTCGGATAGTTACGACTATTTCAAGTACAATGGTAAGTGTAACATTTCAATTGAAACTTTTGAGCGCCGCAGAGACAAGTTTCACTTTTACAAGTTGTCTCGTAAATACAACCATGATGATTTTCGTCAGTTTGTCATTTCTGTATTGATGCACAATGAAAATGCTTGGGCTGGAACTTTGTTGGAAGATGAATCCAATGAGATTCACATGAAGAGAATGGCTACGATCCAATCACTGAGTTACACATTCAAAAATGATTGTGCTGTGATTGGTGATTCTGGTGATATCAACTCGTTACTCAAAACGACAGGTGAATATCCTGAACTGTTGACGATGGCTCTACAGAAAGTTATTTCCATTGAGACACTATGCATCCTGAATTCTTTCATGAATTTCTTGCCAATGTGGGAACGCAAAATCAGTGATGACATTCGCTGGCCCACAGTCTACAGGAAGCTGGTAAAATATGAACGCTTTATACAATTCAATCGTGAGTTGTATAAGATATATGCATTGGATGAATTGAAATGATTGAAAAAATCTACTTGGACATGGACGGAGTTCTGTGTAACTTTGAACGCAGATATTTTGAACTGTACAATGAACTGCCTGGTTCAATGCGCGACAGGAAAGACTTCAATTTGCACTGGGACGATTTCATTGTAACAAAGCAATTTGAGACACTTGACTGGTATCCCGGAGCACATGAATTGGTAGAAGCATGTCTGGCGACAGGTCTGCATATTGAGATTCTGACTTCATCTGGTGGTGTAAAAAACCACAGTGAAGTCGCTAGACAAAAAGCTGTCTGGCTAAATGATCATGGACTTGGCATGTGGAAGCCAAATGTAGTCGCAGGTCGTAAGAATAAAGCTGGGTATGCAACACCAAATACCATCCTAGTGGACGATACATCTGACGTTATCCAAGCATTTAATGCAGCCGGTGGCGTTGGTATTCTTCACAAAGAAATTGGTAATACACTGATGATGCTCAAAAATCGTATTGCAGTGTGACTATATACATGATATAATGAACACTGTGGACAAAAACATACAACGTAATACAATTTATACAAGGAAAATACTATGTCTTTCGCAAATCTGAAGCGCAATCGCGCAAGCCTGGAATCTCTCACCAAGGCTATTGAATCCACCACACAAACAGCAGAAGCCGGGTCTAAAGATGACACCAGATTCTGGACACCGACTGTAGACAAGTCCGGCAACGGCATGGCTACAATTCGTTTCTTGCCTGCTCCTGGTGTTGATGGTGAAGATGGTCTGCCATGGGTTCGCCGTTTTGATCACGGCTTTCAAGGTCCTGGCGGTTGGTTCATTGACAATTGCTTGACAACTGTTGGTGAAAAGTGCCCAGTCTGTGAGCACAATAGTGGATTGTGGAACTCTGGCGTTGAAGCGAACAAGGATATTGTTCGTAAACAAAAGCGCCGTTTGAGCTATCTCGCAAACATCTATGTGGTCTCCGATCCAGCACATCCTGAGAATGATGGAACTGTTCGTCTGTTCAAGTTCGGTAAGAAAATCTTTGATAAGATTTCTGAAGCAATGAATCCTGAATTCGCTGACGAAACACCATTGAATCCATTTGATCTCTGGGAAGGTGCAAACTTCAAGATGAAGATTCGTAACGTTGAAGGTTATCGCAACTATGACAAATCAGAATTCGCCGCACCAAGTGCGTTGTCTGATGATGAAGCTAAGTTGGAAACAATCTACAACAAAGAACATTCACTGAAAGAGTTTGTTGAGAAGAAAAACTTCAAGTCGTTTGATCAATTGAAAGCTCGTCTTGATAAAGTTCTTGGTTATGAAGGTGATATCGTTCCTGCTACCCGCGCAGAGGACGTTGAGCTACCAACAGCAACTCGCGTAGCATCAGTTCGTGCTCCTGCTCCTGTTGCTTCTACAACTGATGACGATGACTTGGACTACTTCAAGTCGTTAGCAGAAGCTGACTAAACTCTGAGTTTGAATCCCGCCTAGTGCGGGATTTTTTACATGGCGTATTTGAAGAACAACTCCAGGGCATCCACGTTTGTTGCTGATGCGACTTGTGGCGTAGCACCTTTTCCACCAGCAACATTATTATTTGTTTGTCGTGCATCTACGTTAACTTGTGGCGGTGGTTGTGTACTTGATGCGCGATTCATTGCAGCTAAATTGTTACTCGCCAGAGTCAAGGTACTACCAGATAATGCTTGTTGTAGTTGTTCTCCCGAAATAGATGCTTTATTATTTCCCACATTACCATAGCGAGACAATCCTGTGATTGGATCCGGCGCCGCCGCCCATATTTTTGCAATCTCTTCTTGCATTTTTATTGGATCTCCACCCGCTTTTTTCAGTGCAAAATTAAGTAATGTTTGTCCTAATTTATCTTGTGTGTTTTGATCAAAGGTGTCATTCATGGAAACACCAGTTTTTCCAAATACACCATTCATCAAATCAGCAAGTGTGCTTGGAATGATTTGATATGCTCCTGCTGCAAATAATTTCTTATCCGCTTGTAATTGCATAACTTCATCAACTTTCATGCTGGATAGTCCTGGGATTCCACCTGGCATATCTCCCGCTTTTCCTCTATTAGCAGCATCGTAACCCATTTTTCCTGATTCTCCTCTACGAATAAGTGCTAATACATCACTATTATTCACTCTACTTGGTGATGTTGGTGAATATCCTCCGCCATATTCACCGCCAGGAAGATTAGCTTTCGCATCGGCGACATAACCCGAAAATTTATTTGCTAACTGAGGATTCATCAATTTATCAAACTCTTCGTTTTTTCTTGAAGATATATCTTTCAATCTTTCTAAGTTGTCATGCATTTGCAACAACTCTTTTTGATTTGAAGTTAAATTTTGTTCAAATAGTCCACCTTTTGATCTTTGCTCCAGAGCAGAACTAAGTGAAACGCTTCTATCTTTTTGGAATTCTTGGATTTTCTTTTGCTGTTCCTTTATCAAATCCGGCAATTCTTCTCTAGATGGCTCACCTGTTGCTGCTCCAAATAATCCAGCAAGTCCCACTGCACCAAGTGCCGCCAGTGCACCAGCAGCAGACTTTCCTCCATATCCTATAGCAAGTCCAGCTGCAATTGCAGCAAATATTTTTCCTTTGTTTGATTGAAAAAATTCATTAAATAGAAAACCAAATATTTTTCCAGTATTTGATACACTGTCTGCCATTGTTTGATATGCTGCTCGTATATAAACTGTTGTAACATCAGTGATTTTAGCTATAGAATGGCCAATGGAATCAATCTGTGTTCCAAACTTTTCGTTAATCCAATCCAAACTTCCGGAAAATTTTGTTGTTCCGAAAATATTATCCAACCTTTCAGCTAGTTGTTGCGTGAATGATTTATCTGAATTTGGATCCATTCCTATAGCTTGAACTATACGATCTTTTATTGCACCGAAGTCCACAGTCTTAGCAAGTTCTTTGATAACGTAAGCTGCTCCCGCAAGGCCTATAATACCTAGTATTGGTGAAATTGCAAGAACACCTCGTAGCGCACCGAGAATACCTGAACCCACTCCACCCATAACACCCATAACTCCACTAACTAAACTTCCTAGATACGATGTTTTTCCGCTTGATGAACTTGATGGTGCATCAGGTTTAGTTGTGTCACGTTTATTCAAGCTCGCTTTACTGGATAAGATACTGTCGCGGCGCTTGGCAGAAAAAAACAGTGCGTCAGCATTCTTTGATGATTTTCCCGCAACAGATTTTGTTAATGTGATAATATTTTGACGCATGATGTTCATGTCTCGCGCCATATAATTCATGTTCATTGTATTTTTAGCGATGACTGCTAACAGCGTTTCTTGTTTAGCCATAGATGACGCTAACTCATTGACGATGGTCGCGCCCGCGCCCGCATCGCCACCCGTTGTTAATTTTGATGCTGATGATCCAGTTGCGGAATATCCTTTACCGAATATTTTTTGACCAGTTGATGAAATGAATCCTGATCCACCGAATAACATGTTGCGAACGTCAAGACGCTCCCTAGTTTTTCCTAGTGCAGCGGATCCCATAGAACTCAATATTCCACCACCTCTAAGCTCTTTTTTGTATATTTCTGTGAATCTGGTATTCATTATCGTGATTTTCTTGCTAGGTTTTGTTGTTTTATCTTCTCATTTTCCTCATCAATATGTTGGAGAAGCATCGTGACATACACATTTCTTTCCCATGGCATCATGTTATTCAAATCTGTCAAATTATATTTGTGGTGTTGCATGAGTGCAAAGTTGGTTTGAAAGTGATTGCTCAGATTATCATAACGAATAATTATGCGAAAAAACTTTGGATTCCTTCAAGCACCAAATCTTCCTCATGTCCACACTTTGAGCACTTGAATTGTACAGTTTTTCTCAATTTTGGAATGTTATCAAAAAATTCTTGAATTCGCGCAAATTGTTCTTTTGTG